TGTTCCAGCCATCGGGCGCACTTGGAATAAGTCTCGATGTTATTGGCATTGACTTCATCAACGATCATGCGCTCTTTCTTCTCGATGTTGGCATTGGGAATACCAATCTCAGTTGCGAACATGTTCCGAAGTTTACGGGTCATTTCGGTGAGTTCCGGAGCGATGAATGTCTGCTTGATATTGGTGTCGAATTTGTCCCAGTTCGGCTCACCGGTGGTTTCGTTGAAAAGGTCTTTGTTTACCACTACCGCTGGTTTACCGCTTGCGATATCGTCAAACATTTTCTTATAGCTATTTGCCATAGCCTGATTCTGGGCAGCGAAAACCCACGCAAGGCGGCTGTTTGTCAGATTAGTGGTCAGCGTCTGCATAGTCATTGCAAGAAGTCCAGCATAGGTGTCCACAATGTCCATGATACCGCAATAGTCCGGCTGCAAGCGGATAAGAGTGCAGCTCTTACCAATCACAGGGTTTTTGGTGATCCGGATCAGGGGGTTTGCAATGATAGCTTCCGTAGGCTGGAAGAATACATTACGTCCGCTCAGGCCACACGCCTGGGGAATCACTCCGAACTTATCGGTATTGATAACCGCAAAGTACCCATAGCCATACAGAGTGTAAAGCATATAGGTCAAATCCCAGTGCTCCGGTACGCTCCATTTGAACACCGACATGGCGTCCTGCATGAGCAGCCGCCGGAACATGAAAGCGGCGGCGTTATTGAGGAGATGCACTTCATTGGGGCGTCTGGCGTTTCCAGCTTCCAGCCAGTTGATTTCCTTATAATCAAAAGGCGGAATGTTGCTATACATAGAAGAAACCTCCTCTCATTGATTCCTTTACCTTTTCAATCTCTGCTGATGTTGCTTCCAAATCAATTTCGGGTTTGGTTACCATGATATATCCGGGAATGCTGGAAAGTGTTTTTACTTTACAGAGCGGTTTGCCCAAAAGCTCCGGGGAATCATCAACCACCCGTGCAAACTGGCTTACCAGAACGGGGATATATCCATACTCTGCCCGGCTGCCGTTTCCACCCTTGGCGGAAACCTGGGGCAGCTGCCATGTAAAGGCATCGGCAATGGCACTGCTTGCACCCTTGATTGCACCCATTACATCACCAGTTAGAGCCGAAGCAACGCCACCGGTCAAACCGCTTAGAGCCGACATACCCGCTGACCACTCGTTGCTAAGCAGCTGCCCTACACTGATAGGCACTCCGATCTGTGCAGAGTATCTACCGATAACCACACCTACTGCCGTGGTGATAGTCAGCGAACCCTGTCCAGAGATAAGGTCAACTCTTACATTGAGTGTTAGACTTGCGTCTGTGACAAAATATGAGCCATCAAGCGGGATTGTCCCGAAAGGCGGGAAATAAAGAGTGTAACGGCTATATGGAGGCATGTGAAGATAGTAACCACGGGCAAGCTGCGGGTGAGCGGGAACGGTTACAGTAAAATCTTTTTCCCACCAGCCCGACACCGATACTACACCTGCCGGAATGCTCCACCAGCCCAGTTTGATTTCGCTGCTGGCGCTGCCCTCTGTTGGTACAAACGGCAGCCACATGCAGGATACAATATATTGTGCGGGGTTAAAAGATGTTTTCAGCGTAGAGATGTTAATATTCACATCTGTTTTGATGACCCCGCCATTCCCATCAGGCACTGCAACCTCATCTTTTTTTGTTAGATCAATCCATGCGTCATCATTAAACAGCTGATTTGCAAACTCTGCAAAAGCCGGTGGTGACATTGCATAATAGGTGACAGCACCCATTTGTAACCCAGACGGACCAGCTCCTATAACCCCGAGAATGTATTCGCCATTTACAAGGTCTTTGTAAAACGGCTGACCGGAAATAGGTGTTGTCTGGATTGTGTACTGGTCTGTGGTTGGATACAGCGTATCCATGATATAGCCGTCACCCTCTGCGGCTGCCCGAAGCACATACTGGGAACTTGCCCCGATCTGATCCCGGTATGTTGCCAGCACATCCACCATCAGGGTTGCAATCCAGATACCTGCATCGTATGTCCAGTCTGTAATCCAATAGTATCGGTTATAGTCGGGGATTTCCGCATAGTTATATCCGCTGGGGTTACTGCTGCCCAGACTGAGCCTGATCTCGGGAGAAATAACGCTGCTGGGAGAAATGATAGTACAGTCAAAGTCCCTGCCCCCAGTGGGGCGGGCTGTGCTGTCGGGGTTTTTGGAAAAGCTGAAAAGCGTTACAGTCACAGCCACGGTTAAAACCTCCTTTTAGTCAAGCAGGAATACAACGGCATTTTCGGTGAAGTCGTTCCAGTTCTGGAAAGTGTAGAACCAGAATGTGTTAGTGTATCTTCCGGCAGCATTGACCTGGGTTCTGACAGCGGTGTCAGTTTCGGTCATACCAGCAGCTTCCTCGTCAAAGATAACACCGAAGATATTAGCCTGATTTACTGCCTCTGCCTTGGTAACATTTCCGGTTGCAGGGTCAAGTACAGACGGGGTTACATTGATTGTATCCGGGGTCTGGATAGCCTGCCAATAGTTCACATTTTCGTGATCAGCGTATCTCAGGTAATTGTCATGGTATACATCAGCAAGCACCTGGGCGCTGATCTGATACTGTGTCGGGGCATACAGATACACTTTCTGCCGGCTCTCGGGAGTGTGCCGCATGATGACAGGGTCACCGGTCACATCGAAATGATACTGGTTAGAGCGCTCCGACAGGAGGGAAGAAACTGCCGCAATTCGGGAGTAAACCCACTTGGTAAAGGGAATAAAGTTTTCCGGCTGATAAACAGTCTCGTCAGTGAGTGTCAGTCCGGTAATGGCGTTGTACTCGGTGAGGAGATGAACAATCTGCGTCTGCTTGCCCTTAGAGATAACGCCGCCAATCAGGTTAGCGACAGTTCCACGAGCGAAAATCTCCAGATCCTGCTCCCGCTGATTGTAGATGTTCTGGGTCTTGGCTGCCAGGAATGCCGCAAACTCATCAGGACCACGGAAAGCGACATCCAGCTGATTCTCGAAAGTGGTGTCTGCCCGCTTGTAGGTTTCCCGACCGAAGAAGTTATACTGCACCGGTTTTGCCTTGCTGACCTTGAACGGGTCAACCGATCCACCGTCTGTCAGGTTGTATTCATCGTTTGTCTGAGGGTTAGTGTCACCAAAGCTGATTTTGCGGGTCACCGCTCCCCACTTCTGCCGGTCGACCATCAGTCCTCCGAACTTACGGGAATATGCACGGTTGGAAAAGATAGTCTTAGCAATCACCTGATTGATTGCGCTATAAATGGGGTCATAGCCCACCGAAAGGGTTTTCTGCGCTACCGTTACGAAGCTGCTTGTATCGGTAACAGAAATGTTTTCGATGCCGGTTGTCTGCTTAGCGATAGCTGTCAGGATAGTGGCAACCTGATTAAAGGAAAAGGAATTTGCCATGATCTATACCTCCTTACTTATCGGTATTGGGTTCAATGAGAACCGCATAAAGAATATCATCTGCTGTCTGCTCCGGCGGCTGCTGGCTGTTGGTTACAGCGTTATTAAGTATAGTCTGCGTCAGCTGCTGCATCTGCTGCTGAATAGCCGCAAACGGGTCAGGCTGCTGCACCGGCTGCTGCACCGGCTGCTGCACCGGCTGCTGCACCGGCTGCTGCACTGGCTGCTGCACCGGCTGCTGAACCGGCTGCTGCATCTGGGCGAACTGCGCAATCTGCTGGGCAGTAAATCCAGCGTTGGCAAGGGTGATTACATCATTGAGTGTCATGCTTTTTCCTCCTTAATGATTGTCGGGTAGCCCGCTGCTTCCAGCATTTCAGCATAGGTTTCCGCATTCTCCTTTTTGATAAATGCACCGGTCTGAACCCGGTAAATCACATCGGCGCCCGTGTCAGGGTTCAGCTTGATTCCGAGATAGGACAAAACGCCATGAGCGTATGCCTTACCCAGATTGAGAAGTGCTTCACGGTCTTTGTAGAACGCCCGGTCAGTTTCGCTGTCCACAAAAAACCCTTCACAGAGCACCGCCGGACAATTTACACGCCGAAGCCACCCGAACCAGTCTTTACCGGACGACATTAGCTTAGTACGGACTGCGGGATTGCGCATAGGTGCATAGGTAAGCCGCACACAATCAGAAATTTCCTGAGCCAGTCTCAACGACTGGTCACCGAAACTGGCTCTGGTCTGCCGGTAAACCTCAAAACCAGAACCGCCTCCGGCGTTGGTATGGACTTCTACCGCCACATCCGGCGCAAAGGCATTCGCTTCCTGGATTTCCTCCTCCAGCGGGTCATTTTCATCGGTTTCGCGGCTCATTTTAACTGCCAGCTGGTACTTTTCCAGCTCGTCTTTCATCGCCAGCGCAACAGCGAGATTGACTTCATCTTCATACAGTCCAGCCGGTTCATACACCGCCCCGGGGTCACTTCCGCCGTGACCCACCCCAATAAACACTTTCATCAGTCCACCCCCAGTTTGGTAGTCAGCTTTTCCACCATTACCGTAAGCTGATTGATAGCGTCCACAAACTTAGCAGATTCTTCCCGGTGCTCCTTACGATCCTCGTTGAGCATCCAGAACATAGCGCCACAGCACACGATCGGAAATCCCAGATTACCAATAGTCTGAATTACTGCATTATAATCCATGAGCTTACCTCCTTACAAAAAATAAGGAAGTAGCTCCCGTCCGGTGCTGCGGACATTTCACCGGGCTTCCGGCCCTGCACTGTGGTGAATGCTACTTCCTCTTATCATTATTGTATCACTTTTGGTTATTTTGTCAATACTTCAGGTACTGGCATAGCAAGGCTTCACAAAAATAGCTTTCAAAGCTGACCTGCTGATTGATATACGCTGCCACAAGCCAGCGGTTTTGCAAACGGAATCGGGTCAGCTCCTGCTTGCTTGTGCCATAGTATGACGGATTTCCGCTCCGGTGAGGAGATATGTAAAACTCCTGTCTGCTTTTATGACGATATACCACCAGTTCACCAACTGCCAACATCGGCTTGTATTCCTTGAGCGACTTGCTTTTGTACTGTCCCATATCCACGCCGAAATCATTGTCCAGAGCCATGGAAGCAAACTCGGTATTTCGTGCCATCCGATACAGTGCTGTATCCCGTTTCTGTTCACTGATAGGACTATGCTGCAAGTCAATAATACAGGTATCCCGGTTGGGAAGTTCCCGTACCATCTGCCCCTTTTGCCGCATCCGTTCAAACTCGGTTACCAGTCCCAGCCGGACGAAATACGGGTTTGCAAGGTCTGTACTGTTACTGGCTGCTACCATCTTTATGGGCTTTCTCCCTTGCAGTTCCCGGTTTCGGTTCATTGTTTCGTATGCGTTCAGGAGCGCATCCGCTTCACCTTTCATACCTTTTTCGTGTTCTTCCTTGATAAACTCATCATAGAATATAGCATCAATATCGCTGGCATCAAATCCACGGACATTGGCAAAGGTGGACAGCGAAGCTATATAACCAGCTGCTGGATATATCAGTTCGTCTTTTCCGTCTGTGTTCTGATACTCGTAAATCCCTCCGATACCTTTCACCACCGGTGCAACAGTATATTTCCACCCGTGGTCAGTTACTACTGACTTAATCGGTGTCATCGCTGGATTCTGCACGATCTGCGCCTGCGAAGCGGTCCGGCGAAGCAACATAAAGCGGATATTGCTTTCCAGCAGATATTCCAATGCTCCATAGGTTTTGCCCGTTCCACGCCCTCCGACGATCCAGATAAAAGTAAAGGGCAGTTCAAAGACTGCCCTCATGTTTACATAGCCAGAGGGGAGGAAAATAACTCCGGCTTGCATATTATACACCTCTCAGTGTAAAGGTCTGTCCACCGTTTCTCAGCGTTACCCGTTCCACGGTTACAGGGATAGGCTGCTCCCAGGTGTCGGGCGTTCCATAAACACTGAGGAATGTTTTCACGGAATTCAGGACACCGGAACTGTAACTGTGGTAGACTTCACCATCATCAGCGATGAAAATTACTCTCATCGCCTTGCGGAATTCACCGGTTTCTTCTTCAACGAAGTTTCTGCCCTGAAATACAACATTGGTCAGATTGACAGTCTTGCCGATCATCTCAGAAATGTTAGTACTCTTTGCAGCCAAAGCGTTGAAAAGTTCTGACCGTTCCTCATTGTTAGAAGGGGTTGTAAAGGTGAGAGTTGCGGAATTTTCCATAGCGTTTTCAATGTTGGTGTAAATGTTCATCAGGTCATTCATAGTTCATTTCTCCTTTTGTGTTTTAGGTTTCAGCGTATGGAGGGATATATCCAATCTGCTCAAACATTCTTTGGTCAATCGTCCGGCGGCAGAAATGAGTTCTGGTTATCAGTTCCGCATAGTCGTCCGTCAGTCCCAGAGTGTATTCACTGTCCTGGATATAGATATTCCTCCTAATTCTTATTATATCACCCTCAGGGGTTTTGTAAAGCCCAAAATCTTCATCGTTATAGGTGCTGCTTGTGCCACCGCCTTTCCGGAACACGAAGCCGATCTGCAAGGCTGGCAGCCCTCCGGCTTCTTTGAGTTCTTCTGCTCCTTTCTTCTTGTTTACTCCAGCGATCGTGATATGCAGTCCATCTTCCAGGGTATAGGCGTATTTCTTAGCACCAAAAGTTACAAACTGTAACGGCTTTTTGTCCGGTTCAAAAACTCCCAGCCAGTGCCGCTTGCCTTTTGGGTCAACAGCTGTGCCACCATTGGCTTCACTGACAGCTTTTCGCTGCTGGTTATACTCAGTCAGGTCTATGTCTCCCACAAAACCGACTGAATCGGTGTCACAGTAAACCATTCTGCAACCCACAAGCCGGATAGCTTCTTCCAGCCGAAGCCTTGCCCATGCAGTTGTCCACACTCCCCACGCATACAGCAAAGGTGTATTATGGATACGCCGCAAGTAAGCACCCTCCGGATCGTCCCAGTCCTCCATAAACTCTGTGCCATTGTATTCAATATCGGGTTTGCCAGGGTCTTGTACGCACATACCATAGACAGAGTTAATATCCTCTTTCGACAGTACATACTCAGTTTCCGAACCCTCTACACCTTTCAGTGTGGTCTTCTTGACATACAAATCCCGAATAATAGAACGCAATTCCTCCGGTAAATAGGCGTACCGGGTATAATACAGTCCGGTGCAGTCATACTCGAAATCATACTCATAAACCAATATTGAAAAGTCAATATCCGTCACTGTGGTTTCAAGATAATCTGCCGCATAGATACGCCCATTATCAAATCTGCCGTTTACCGTTCGTCTGCACTTATCACGGGACAGGTACGGAACAGGGAAAAACTCGTCTTTCAGTCTGACATTTTTAAGCCGCAAGTCAGCAATCATGGCATATTCGCCGGATGCTATCATTTCATCAAATGCAGCCGGACGGGTTTTCTTAAATGCGCCTTTTGGATACAGGCAGTTAAGCATAACATCTGGATAGCTGCTGGATCGGTCTACAAAAGTAACACCGCTTATAATACGCCCAGCGTATTCCACATTGGCATGGGTATTTCCACCACGAAAAGCCCTGCGCAATGCCTGGTAAACCTCATAGTCCGCCTGATCTCGCCGGGAATACTGGGTTCTGTACCCCAATGCCTGCTTTACTCTCCTACGAATATAGCCGGTTTTAGTGTACGGCATGGAATACCATGTATCCCGGCGTTCTTCCTTTCGAGAATACATAGCTTCCACCAGTCCTCGTACATCATTCAGACAGTAGAGCTTCTCAGTGCTGGTGAGCGGTGTCCACGGATACCGAATTTTCCGATAGTCGAAATCGTCCCCGGATTGTTTCCCGTGAAACACTTTATAGGTCTTGCATAAGCTGTCCAGACTGCGCCCGGACTGCAAATAGCTGCACCTAAGTTCAATGTGCCGAAGCAAGTCAACCTTTAATACCTTTCGATTTTCCATGGCAAAAGTGCGTCCACCGGACAAATCAAAAAGCCCCGACAAAAACTGAAACTCGAAAGAAAGGTTATGCACAAATACTATCAGGTCAGCATTAAGCCCATGCAGATAGTCGTCAAGTTCACGGATAAAAGCGGCCATGTCATCATCAGTACGACCGGTAATAGTAAAAAGCCCGTCCATCTGAAACTGCCAGTGATAGATAAAGGACTGCTTTATCTCATCAAGGTTTGTCGTTTCAATATCCAGAGCGCCGATCTGCGCCGCATACTTCCGGCGGCTGCTTCTTTTCTTACCACGGGTTTTCTCTGGTACTAACTGCACTTCCTCCCACGGGATAAGGCTCTGCCCGTATTCTATTTCTCGTTCTGCACATATCACCTCTTCTTTCTCCTTTCCTTGGGTTTTCGGAAATTACCGGCTGCACCGGCTGCCGCTGCTGATTCAGATTCAAAAGCTAACCACGCATCAAACCGGCTTGCCCACTCACTGATATTGACATCTTCCTTTTCACCTAAAAAGTCATCTACCAACTCAGCTACCTTTTCAGACGATACCAATGCCCAATCCACAATAGTCCTGGCGTAATCCATAAACTGACCAAACAACCGGATATTGCCTTTATTTACATTGGTGAATCCGATTCGGTTCAGTGTCTGGATCGTCTGACGCTCGGTTTCTCTGCGTCCGGTCACGCTATAAGACGGGCTGTCAAGAAATCGCAAAAGCTGGTTTGTCTTAAATGCCAGTTCTGACCGTGTATACCCCGCTTCTTTCAGGGTGGGAAAAGCCGTGGCAGCCCACTGTATTTCCGGTATATTCCCAAACTCACTTTTCAACAGAGTATTGATGCTCT